GTATGAAAATGGTGGAAGTCTAACTGGTGCGTTGATCCACAAATGTAACACTCTGTTCCCTTTTCATACTTATTCTTTGCTTTGTCCCTTATATATTTTATTATATCTCTTTTCAGGTCCATTTTCTATTCACAAATTATATCCTGTCTAAGGTATGAAGTCAAACACTATTTTTCACATGTCTTGCTAAAAGCCTGTCGAGGAGGTTTCAAATGAATACAAAGCATAGCGAAGTGCATCGGCCATATGAGATGCTCTATTGTGCTTCGGTTTCTCTTTTAGTAGGTTGGGGTTTGGATCCCATTGGTATTGATCCAAAGAAGCTAAGCACTCTACACAGGTTTGGTCTATTAGTAAATTATTATTATCTACTATTCCTTCAACATGTGCGATGCCGTCTAGCAGTGATTTCTTTGCATTGACTGTAGAGATGTCATAGTTCTGAGCAAAATCAAAACGAGTTTGCTGAGCAGCACTATCAATGTAGATATAATCAATATCCCACTTTGTAATCATTGCTTGAATCTCCGAAGCATGGTGCTCTGTAGTTTGCTCTGCATCCATATATTCGTCCAGGACGTAATACTTTTTTTCGTCCCAATCGTAAGCAATTACACAAAAAGCAGTAGGATCTCTATAACCCACATCAAGCCCTGCGAAGACATCCATATTACGCGTTTGCATATTTTTGAAGGAGCCTGTGCAGTTCTCATAATCGAAGGTCCAAACTTGGCCTTCGTAAGTATTGAAGTCTGCTTCGTACTCTTGTCGAAACTCTGCGTCTGACATAGACTTGCGAGCTTCTTCGATGTCTGTAGGAGACATGCGAGGATTGTCTTTGTAAGTAGCTTTTATGCTCAGCCACTCAGGAAAGTCCTCGCTATGCCCTCTTTCATAGAACTCTGCGAACCAATTATTCTTTCCACGAGGAGTAGAAATAAAAATTGCTTTAGAGTTTTCTTTATCCAAGGTCGGACGAAGTGCTACATTAAAAGCATCCTTTCCATCTGCGAGCGCCGCCTCATCAAAAATAATTAGATCGTACGACCTACCTACGCAAGAGTCCACTTGATTAACGGAGCCCATGCGAACAGTAGAGCCATTGGATAGCTCTATTACTTTATCTTTTGCGTTGTCTCGTACAATCTCTAAGTCGAAATGCTTTATAAGATTTCTTTGCAAATCGAAAGAGATTTGGGAAAGAGCATAGTTTGGAGACATAATCAAGATATTAGAATTAGGAACAAGTGATACCAGTTGCCCAATAATATTAGCTATGTATGTCTTTCCTTGCCTACGCGAAATGGCTGCATTTATAAAACGATATTTTGGATTGTTTATCGCGTTTATAATTGCTACCTGAGAGGGAAGCGGGACAATACCTAGTAAATCCAGATAAGGCTCAACAGGCAGCTTTAGAAACCTGTGCTCCTTATTGTATTCTAGGAGATAGTCTGGAAGTACATCCAGCCTGCTTACCTCTACAGCCATTAATCTTGCTCCATCGACCCCGTTTTACTGTACTTACGACAAAGTTCAAGTTCTGAAAGACTCTCGTCTTCTTCATCTACACCATGTCGTAAACTTCTTTTCTCCGAAGAAGCAGTTAGTTGTTCTTCGGTTTGAGTCTCTGCGATTGTATTCATGATTTATTTTTCCCTGACCAGGCTGCGGCTCCAAAAAAGGCTGCTACTAGAGCGGAGATTGCTACAAAATATGTAGGAGCAATATCTCCGATAATATTAGCAGCTTTTTCTAGCCCAAATAAAGAAGTAAGAAAGATACCAAAAGGATACAGTAACATCCCGAACAAAGCAAACCAAGCCATCCTGCGCTGGGCGTCTCGTTGAGCATCCTGATCCTCTAGTTCTTTCCGCTTGTACTCTAAATGAAGAGCCAGCTCATCCTTCGATACATGTCCGTCGGAATTAGAGTCAGCACCTTCTAGAGCGTCTTTGTCTACAGTTAAAGTCTTATCTTCACTCATTACCACTTAACCTTGTTTGCCCAGTAAGCAGCGGACATCTTACCTTTTGCAATGTTTTTTGCATGTCGCGCTTTAAACGAAGCTCTCTTCTTTTTCATAGCTTCGCTCTCGCCCTTTTTAGGCTTACCCGCAGTTTTTGCACCTTGCTGACCAAAACGAATAGTCTTAACCTTAGAACCCACCTTTGCCACTACAATGTGCGACTTCTTTGGGTGCCCAGGAGTTCTTTTCGGCTTATTATAACCAGAAACTCCCGCTCGTTTCAAGCGGGGGTCTCTTTTTCGTTTTGTAGCCATATTACGACTCCTTGCAGCAATCACACCCACAATCGCAGGGAGTGATAGAGCAATCGCAGTCGTCACAGTGCTTATTGTTTTTCTCTGAACGTTCCTT